ATGAAAAAGAGTGTGATTGCAGTATTGTTGCTGACCAGCTCAGCCGCCGCGCTGGCTGCGCCGCAGGTCATTACCGTCAGCCGTTTCGAGGTTGGCAAAGAGAAATGGGCCTTCAATCGCGAAGAGATAATGCTGACCTGCAGGCCGGGCAATGCGCTGTTCGCCATCAACCCGAGCACGCTGGTGCAGTATCCGCTGAATGATATCGCGCAGAAACAGGTCGACAGCGGGAAAAGCACCGGCCAGCCTATCAGCATCATTCAGGTTGACGACCCACAACATCCCGGCCAGAAAATGAGCCTCGCCCCCTTTATCGAGCGCGCGAAATCCCTCTGCACGGGCTGATAAAAATCACCTGATTCAGCATAAAAAAACGCAGGTCCGGTTAACACCGCCTGCGTTTTTTTATGATAAACGTGACAATTACCGGATTTTTCTGACCACATTTGTCGCGGACTGGAAAAGCTGGTGTCGTCATCTATTCTTAAGGTGCAAGGCGACTAAGCCTGCATTAATGCCAACTTTTAGCGCACGGCTCTCTCCCAAGAGCCATTTCCCTGGACCGAATACAGGAATCGTATTCGGTCTTTTTTTATATTGTTGAATAATAATGATTTTTTTAGTGGCCACACTAAAATCCACCAAAATTCCACCAATTCTCAATATTCAGTCTAAACCCTAACATACTCAGCCCCACGGGAGTCCAAGTATTTTTTGGTCATTGATAAATTTTTATGGCCCAAAAGCCGCTGCGCAAATTCTTCGCCTTTTTCCTTCTCATAAAGCCTACTGGCCAGACTTCTAATTTCGTGAAATGACGGCGGGTAAGGGCCAAATTTAAGCACAGTGACATCACGGGTATCTGAGAATGCCTGGGTTAACCCATCCGGCGTCAGTGGTCCGGGCTTTCTTCCACCCCGACGCACCGGCGAGTAAAGCAGGAACTCAGATGGATTGTTCGCTCTGCAACGCTCTATCACTTCTTTTAAATGAAGATCGGCCGCTTCCAGTTTCAGGTCTAAAGGGATGGCTAATTTATTCCCTGTTTTCTCCTGTATGACAAACAATCTGTCTTCCCGGATGTCAGTGAATTTCATCATGGCTATATCCTCGCGTCGCTGAGCCGTGACCAGCGCAAGATCAAATGCATTTGCCGCCCATACTGAATTAGCAACTGCTGTTTGTCGTATCGTAAAATACGCTTCGAGCAGTAGACGTTCCCGCTTAACTTTTGGTGCCGGGGTGCGAGTAGGTTCTGCCGGGTTCCTTTCTATATGGCCCTCAACGAGCGCCTCTCTGAATACATCGAGTAGGACAGATCTCAGACCTGCAGCCATGCTTTTTTTATCGCAGGCTATGTATGTTTCCAAAAATTCCGCAATGTCTTTTGTTGTAACTGCGCTAAGAGCGATGGTGCCGAACTCTTTCCTGATCGTCTCCATCTGGTTCCTGCGAACTTTCATTGTGTTTGGTTTTAATTCCCTTCGCTCGAGAATAACGTCATACCTCTCCAGCCATTTAGCCATAGTCAGGGTGGGCGTTTCTTTAATGCGCTGAAGTAGACTGGAAGGGATATAGTTCTGATCAAGATAGCTGTTGGCTTCAATGGCCTGGGCTATCGCTTCCCTGCGATCAATGCGGCCCAGGTAGATTACCTGGCCGGTTATTGGGTTGCGCCAGGAATAAAGCTTATCTCTGTTGCGAAAGGTCAGGTTACGGGGCAGGTTAGCGTCGTAACGGGCTGGCCTCTGCATTCTGTAATCTCTCCAGTAAAGTCCCTTTGGACGGAATTTTTAGATGCTGCGGTTTTAAGCGCAAATTCTTCTTGCTCGGATCAACATAGATAGCATCCGGGCGGAGCTTATACTCTTTACCGTGTAGCTCGGGGGCAGGATAGATCTTGCCTTCACGTACCCATCTGCGAAGAGTAGAAAGCGATGGCGGTGATGAGTACACTTCAGCGGCCCATTCCTGCAAATTAAGAAGCTTTGCCATTCTGTTCTCCTGCGCCCACCACCCGATTATAAGGACGGAAGGCGCTGTTTGATGATAATTCGATATCAAGACATCCGGCCGGCGAGGGCACGCAGACGCCGAGCGCCCATGATCGCTGTGGCCACGTAGCTGGTGCTGCGGTTCTCCACCTCTACCGTTACCTTCATTCCGTCCACCAGCACTGTGTATACGCTGGTCATGGCCCGGCTGGCATAATCACCGAACCTTTCAACATGCCGGGCCAACGCTGCATCGCACGCCCTGCGGGCCATCGGGGAATCTTTCCTGCTTCGGTTAATAAGTCTCATTCGGCACGCTCCGGGTCAAACACGTCCCTGCAGTTTCGCTCGATATTCGCCAGCAGGCGGCGATCTTCTATCTCGGTCAGCGGGCGGCCGGTCAGCTCTACCACTTGCTGGTTGTTATGCGTCAGCAACATGTTCAGCTCTTCAACACTCCAGCGGGGTTGTTTCTCGCTCATATCATTACCGGGAGGGACAACCCTCCCGCCTCCCTCATGCCACGTATTCGGGCTTCATATCGAGCAGGGTAACGGCAAACTGGTCATACAGTTCGTCGCCCAGATGGCGCTTCGCAGCAGCCAGTGCTTGCTCTGCTTTGGCGAACTGCTCTGCAGCATCCGGTTCGTCAGGCTGGGGCAGGGAGTTGATCGCCGCTTCCACCTTGTTGCGGGCGTCTACCAGGTAGTAGCGCCGTACGGCTTTGTTTTTCAGTTCAGTGAACAGCGCCGAACCGAGAGTAGTTTTGGCCGCTTCGATATCCACCCGCACTGCTTTGGCCTGGTCCACGGATTGAGCTGCTTCAATGCGATCGCGGAACTCGTCGGCCATGCCATCAATATTGGTACTGGACTCCTGCGCGCTGTTAGTTGTCCATTCAGCCGAGATATCAGCAACGCTTATGCGCTGCTGCGGTGCTGGGTTGATTTCTTTTTCCTGACGATCTTCAAGCTCATCAGGTGTGTAAACGCCCAGGATCACATCCGGACAGAACAGACGCGCCCAGCGTTTTACTGCCAGATAGGCGAGTTGCTGGCGGGGATCGTCAGCCCACAGTGTCGAATTACGGGTGCGGGCCTGAGCCAGCAGCAGATCCAGCTCACGGGGGTGATCTTCGCCTTTGAGCGTTGCGCGGATGATAATGCCGATACCTGCTTCGTCCGCCATGGTCCAGCCCGGAACGCGGTATTCGCCTTTTTCACCTTTGCGGATGTGAAATTTTCCGACCACTTTTTCCCATGGGCCGTACCACTCATACTCAAAGCGATTCGCCAGCACGCCGCTGCGTGAAATCACTGCGTTTACCAGCTGGGCCTCATATCCCAGCACGCCGTTAATCAGATGGGTTTTCTGCGCCATGGCGAAAGGGTTCATTTGCCACTGCGCCGCCTGCATTGCAACGGCCATACAGTCGGCCTGGTTGCCCTGAAGGTGTTTCGGTACTGTCGCCGCACCCTGCGCCATAATCTGGGCGAAAGTGCTGATGGCATTAAGGTACTGTGAATCGAACAGCGCGATGTTTGAGTTAACGACAGCGTTCTGGTCGGCTACTGCTACGTTTGTGTTCTGCATTATTGTTCTCCTTAAGCCGCGCGCAGCGTTTCAAGGCGGCGTAGATCGTACTCGGTGAGTTCGTCGGTGTAGTCGGTGGTGATTGGCGCTGGCCACTCGCCGGTATCGAATGCGTTGGCAATGGCGCGCATCGTGGCGCGGTACTCCAGGATGCCCAGCTCCACCAGCTCCTGCGAAGCCTCAACAATGGCAATCCAGTGATAACCCTCGTCCTTATTGACGAAGATCCAGAAGAACTGGTCGAGGCTTGCCGTCTCCATGTACATACCGGCGCTCAGGTGGTAATCGCGATCGATGATTTCACGGTGCAGCTTCGCCCGCAGACCTGACTGCTTGATGTTCCACATAGAAATCGTTTTGAGGTCGGCACCGATGCGCACGCCATCCACGTCCAGCTCAAGGTCGGGGCGCACACGGATTTCGAGGCCGGTCTCTTCGTCGATGCCGAAATAGCTAGTCTCAACGGCGCGATCAGGATGCTGCAGCAGCTTTCCGGCGGTCGGGTGCGCATGCAGCGCTTTCTGTATAGCTAGCGCGGTTTCCAGCTGCTGGCGGGTCACCAGCACCTTGCCTTCCGGGTTCTCACGCCAAGCGTCCAGCAATTCGTCGGCGAACACGGTATCCGGGCGGACAGCCTTGAGCGCCTGAATCAGATCCACTTTGGTGCCGCCCACTTTCAGCGGCGCGGGCTTCTGCGCCTCCTGCGCAACCAGGTCAGGATTGACGATCGCCAGCTGCTCCAGCAGCGCGTCACGGCTGCCGCTGGTTTTCACCGGAGCGGGCAGGGTGGCGTTGTACTCTTTTATGCAGGCTTTCATAGCTGCAGCGGTCTGCTTCTTATCAGACTCGATGCGCTGGAACTCTTCCGGCAGCGCCATATAGCTTTCTGCGGTTTCGTCTACTGCTGCACCCAGCGGTAGCGGCGCGGGCAGGGTGGCGTTATGGGCCTCCAGCAGCGCTTTGATATCGTCAGCGCTCAGCTGCGGCGGCAGGCTGGCGTTGTACTCGTCAATGCACTCGCGGATCGTCGCCGTGGTGGTGAGTGCACCTTCCGGGATCTCCGGCTCAATGCTGAACTCGGCGGCCAGCGTCTCCGGCTGCAGCGCAAGCGCATGCACCAGATTGCCCATGTCGAGAACCTTCGACCGCTCCTTCTGGATGGTCTTAGAGACATGGCGCGCTTCGAAATACATCAGGGAGACACGGGCATCCTTCACCTGCGTGCTGCTGATGCCGTTCGCGGCGTGGTAAACGTCGTTCGGCAGACCTTCATAACGGCCTGGCTCGAAGTAAGCTGGCCATTCCTTAGCTGCAGCCTCTGGCTCGGAAATATCCGCTACCGGTCCTATTTCTGTCGTTTCTGGTTCGGTTGGAGATAATTCCGGCTCATCCTGGCTAAGAGCATCGATATTCTGGTCCAGATCGGCGGCAACGTTGCTCGTCAGGTCCGTTGTGGCAGCGGCGAGATTATCCGCCGGGCTTACGCTAACTGTTTGCGCAGCAGCTTCATCAACGACTTCGACTGCTGGTAACGCATTAAAAGCTTCGGCTTTGCTCGGGTCAGTCTCTTCCATCTGCACACTGCCAACGATCTCCACTTCCTGTTTTTCGACTTCGTTTGAGGGGGAAGTGATGACCGGATTTGCTTTTTCACCCAGCAGACCATCGATGGAGAACATGCACCGCAGCAGGTTCGCTCATTCGTAACGGCTGCACGGTGCTGGCACTGACCAGCCCGGCGCAGGCTTTCCAGATCACCTCAGTCGACGGCGCGACCGGCCTGACCGTATCGCCTGCGGCATCGCCGGCGGTCCCTGCGGGGACAAAATTTGCCATTCTGCTGAGTGACAGCCTTAGCGTGGATGGCCTGGCACAGGATATTGCCGAGACGTTCAGTATGTACCAGCGGTACATGGGCGGCTTTGCTGACGTGATGAACGGCAGCGGAGATGTGACCATCACGATTAACGGTCAGCCTGTCACGGTTCCCGGCCAGAAGTTGCTGGCAAAGAAGGGCGCTAACACCGACATCACCAGCCTGGGCGGACTGACAACTGCACTGAGCATCCAGCAGGGCGGAACCGGGGCTAAGGATGCATCACAGGGATGGCTGAATCTGCTGAACGGCAGAACACCTTCGACCGCGCGAGGCGATTTACAACTGGGAACCGCAGCTGTCCGTGATACCTACAGCACAACCGGCGCGATCCTGTCCGTCGGCGATTTTGGTATCGGTGGAACGTCCGGCGGCGCTATCGTAACGAACGCCAACCTCATTAATGCAAACGGCATCTGGGGCGCCGGTGGCAGCGGCGGTCTCAACTATTTTGATAACTATTCCCCGATTCTGATGATGTTCCGGACCCCAACCACAAGTGGACAGCTGCAGGCGACTATCGACGGCAAACTCGCAGTCCGGGGATATAACGGCAGTACGATGAGCGCATGGAATCAGTGCTACACCACGGGGAATACCACGCGCGCTGCAGACGGCACAATCAAGGCTGCATCACCTATCGTGCGCATTGTGAAAAGCAAAGAAGACTGTACGCGGCCTGATATTGACGAGGCAGACTTCGAGTGGTGCGGAGCAGGCGTGGCGAATGGGGAGGCTGAGGGCGTTACTCTGACCCGTGAAGCGACGGGTGTATATCTTCTCAAGGGCTCTGCTGGCCTGGCTAAGTCGGGGTGGCAAATGTCGCCTCCGCGCGACCCGCAAGGTTCTGGCGATATGGGCATCGTGGAAGCAGAGCAGGCGGAGGATGGCTCGCTCATCATTCGACTCCATAAGCGCCGTTATGTCCTTTCGGAGCACGGTGATATCGAACTGCAAAAAGGCGTAGCCATCGACGTACCGCCGACAAGCTGGATCGATGTCCGCCTGGATATGCCGGAAAACAGCATCTGGAATCAGCGCGTGGCTCCGGGGCCGAATGATATTGGCAGCGCTTGAGAAGAGCGGGACAAGAGCGAAGAATAATTTTTCATTTCCTAACTCATTACCATATAAAGGAAATATATCACCTCGATGAGGTTGTTAGCGAAGCGGGGGGTTGATTGCTCACCATAATAAATCTACTGTATATAAAAACAGTATGCATTGGTGTGTCATATGCAATTTATAAAACCGACAGATTTTCCGCGCGCAGTTGTCGCGCTCCCGCTTTACAGCGACCTTGTCCAGTGTGGCTTCCCCAGCCCTGCTGCTGACTACGTGGAACAGCGCATAGATTTAAATGATCTTCTGATCCGACATCCCAGCGCGACGTATTTTGTAAAGGCTGCCGGTGATTCAATGATTGAGGCTGGAATCAGCGATGGGGATTTGCTGGTCGTGGACAGTTCACGTACACCAGAGCATGGCGATATCGTTATTGCTGCGGTGGACGGGGAATTTACCGTTAAGCGGCTTCAATTACGTCCGCGCGTGCAGTTAAATCCGATGAATAGCGCTTATTCGCCGATTATTGTGGGAAGTGAGGACAGCCTGGATGTTTTCGGGGTTGTTACTTATATCGTCAAGTCGGCAGGCTGAATATGTTTGCCCTGTGCGATGTGAACTCATTCTACGCGTCGTGCGAAACAGTCTTCCGACCCGATTTAAAAGGACGGCCAGTTGTCGCCCTGTCAAATAATGACGGCTGTGTGATTGCGCGCAGCATGGAAGCGAAACCCTTCGTTAAGATGGGGGAGCCTTATTTTAAGCAAAAAGAAATATTCCGTCGCCACGGTATCGTGGCATTCAGCAGCAATTATGAACTCTACGCTGATATGTCCAACAGGGTAATGACCACGCTTGAAGAGATGTCCCCGCGCGTGGAAATTTATTCTATCGACGAAGCTTTCTGCGATCTGACCGGCGTTCGCAACTGTCGTGTTCTTGAAGAGTTCGGGCGGGAGCTGCGCGCGGAGGTGCTGAAACGTTCACACTTAACAGTCGGCGTTGGCATTGCTCAGACCAAGACGCTGGCAAAGTTGGCAAATCATGCCGCGAAGCAATGGCAGCGGCAGACGGGCGGTGTGGTTGATCTGTCTAACGTTACCCGCCAGCGCAAGCTGATGTCGCTTCTTCCGGTCGGAGAGGTCTGGGGAATAGGGCGGCGCATCTCAAAAAAGCTGGAGGCGATGGGTATCAGAACCGCACTGGACCTGGCAGACAGTGACATCCGCTTTATCAGAAAGCATTTCACTGTGGTACTTGAAAGAACGGTGCGCGAACTGCGTGGCGAGCCATGCCTCGGGCTCGAGGAGTTCGCGCCGGCAAAGCAGGAAATCGTCTGCAGTCGCTCTTTCGGCGGACGCGTCAGTGATTATCTTGAAATGCGTCAGGCTATCTGCAGTTACGCCAGCCGTGCCGCCGAAAAGCTCCGTGGCGAGCATCAGTACTGCCGATTTATCACGGCGTTTGTCAAAACCAGTCCATTCGCGCCCAATGAGCCCTATTATGGCAACAGCGCATCAGTAAAGCTCCTCACACCCACCCAGGACAGCCGCGACATCATCGGTGCTGCCATGCGCTGCCTTGATGCCATCTGGAAGGATGGGCATCGGTACCAGAAAGCCGGCGTGATGCTGGGGGACTTTTACAGCCAGGGAGTGGCGCAATTAAATCTCTTTGATGACAACGCGCCGCGAGCCAACAGCGAAAAGCTGATGGAAGTCCTGGATCACCTGAATGCAAAAGACGGGCGAGGCACGCTGTACTTTGCCGGTCAGGGGATACAGCCTGCATGGCAGATGAAGCGTGAAATGCTGTCACCGCGTTACACGACACGCTTTTCAGATTTATTGGTGGTTAAGTGAGAAGCATGTAATCAATCCTAATCGATATAGGGTAACGTTTTCATTCATCACAGGCAGCAAGCTTTGCATAATACTAATATGAGCAACAGACATGACTTATTAGAGTTTATCATTTTCGATGATAAGCATATCAGCAACCTCTCAACATCAAAGAAGAGTTTGCATTAAAAAATGATTGATAATCTTCATATAAACCGTTTGCACGAGCGAAACTCATCGCTTCACTAAGTTTTGCTCGTGCTGCGTTAAATTGTTTCCAACCCTCTTTATCATTACAGTCAGGAGGCTGTCTTAGACTGATGCCCATTGCAGAAAATTCAGACATTAAAGTGTTTAGCCTATTTTCTGCTAACTGTCTACGCATTGTTTCTGACGAATTTTTTGTTTTTTCTTCAAGCTCGGAATTGATTTTTTCGTATTTATTTTTTAATTCCGATAATTCAAGTGATTTTTTTTGATAGATATATTTTTCGTTTTGTAATGATATTTCCTGCTTGTAAAGTTCTTTTTCTCTTTTTAGTAAGTCCTGCTCCTTAAGAAGACTGCTATCATAAAAATCTTTAACCTTCTGATCTAATTGGATCTGCTTATCATATAAGTCCATGTACTGCTTGACTAAAAAAACACCGAATGCACTAAAAATGATCAGGACAGTGATAGTAGCAACAATATTTCTTCGGATGTAATGTGATAATTCAGTTAAATTCATAATTCTATCTTTTCGTTAAAGGTATATAAATTTTTATTGTTTTTTTTGCATCGACATAATTAGATGTAAGTGAAGAAGAATCATTAAAAATCAATTGTGGCTATCGTCCTGATTATACATGAGGAGCTTGCTCGCTTCACATATTAATAGCCATAGAAAGTATCTCCCCCATGGCTATTAACAAGCTGAAATCAGCCGTAAAAGTAATCCAAAAAGGCCTCAAAGTTTTCATTTCCAATAATTGGGGAAATGTGAGCCCTCAATTCTGAAATAAACGATTCCTTTATTTCATGGCTTTCATCATCTTCATCAATTACATCAAATATGTCATATTGACCATATACTAATTCAATAAGCTTTGTAAGAGATAAAATAAAATCAGTGAAACTGTCAGCTATTTTAAAAGGCTTGCCAACATCGTAATTAGCATAAATAGGCGTATGCTCACGGTCTACTACTGCTATGATTGGTTTTCCGCCACCAATATCATCACCAATGACAAGATAATTATCAGGAAAAGAACTATAACCGACTTGGGCTTTTTCCAGATCTTTGGCGGAGTACAACGTTATGGGCGTAATGCCAGTTTCAATTAGTAAATCCTCTGGATTAAATTTTTTGTAAAAATAATCCATATCAGCTGGGAAAGGTAACTCAACGGGAAATACCTTGCTCAGGTCATCAATCGTTTCAAAACGCCCCGGGACGTCATATTTTTTACATACACTGACAAATGCTTCTAAGGTTTTATCAATATCGCTCATATATTATCCTCTTATTTGGGCATAGTTACATAAATTATGGGCATTCGGTTATTTTCTTTATGGTCAACATACGGTCTATCAGCCGTCCTTTACCAGGTGTTTCATAGTTGCCGCGATGCCCTCGCAATCCTTTCAAATGCTCATCATAATTACTAGGATGCTTACCATTTTGGAGGAATATAATATTTCTAGGATCGCCTTCCCATTTTCCACCCAATGCACCATTACCTTTAACACTATTTATATGATGTCCAGTATATCCCATTTTAGACATGTCTGAAGCGAGCTTACTACTATTTTTTGTTCCAAGTATTACTTCGCGCTCAGCAGCAGACCAGTCTCTACTCCCTCCACCTGCTGCTACTAATTTTCGTTCTTCGGCCCAGGCTCGGGTGATTGCCGTTGATCTTACTCCTGGTTTCGCACTTAAATTTGCATGAGGTTTATAGCGAACAAGATCATCTGCCGAGAGTCCCCATGGGTCAATCCATCCGAGCGGGTTTGGCGCATACTGGTAAAGATTCCAGCCGCCGTTTAGCCCAATAGGATCCTGTACAATGAACCGACCAATCTGAGGATCGTAATAGCGGAAAAGATTATAGTGCAACCCGGTTTCGCTGTCGGCGTATTGTCCGGCGTAGCGTAGCGGCTGGTGCGACATGGTTGTGCCAACAGAAAGATGCGTTAATCCGTCAGTCTGATGTCGCACCTCGCCAAAGCTGCCATATTGCCCGCTCCAACATATACCTCCCTCGAGGTCAGTCATCTCCAGCGGCGAACCGTTCAGATCAGTGTTGAACCAATAGATCTCCCCGACTGTGTCATTCTGCCGATGGTCAATCCGTGCCAGCGGGCTCCATGTTTCGTTGGGATCATAAATATAAGTGTGGCACAGCCCATCATCATGTTGCTCCTGCAGCAGACGGTAACCCTGCCAGAGAAAACGAGTTTCGCTGGTGCCGAGACCCGTGATAACTGCCTTGTGTGTACGTCTGCCAAGAGCGTCATACCGATAGTGCGCCTCAAACCTGCCCTGCGGTCCGGTTCCCCTGGCTGTGATAAGTTGGTTTTCCGCGTCGTAGGTGTAGTACTGCTCATACAGGCCACTGCGGCGACGTATTAGATTGCCCCACGTGTCGTACTGCATGAATAGATTCTGCCAGTGCTGCAAACGGTTATCCGGAAGCGAAGCATCATTCGAGATCAGGTTATCGGCAGCGTCATAACTGAAATAGGCACTTCTGTTGCCATGGCGGAGCTCCTGATGTTTCAGCAGACGGCTTTCAGCATCATAATGGTAATTCACCTCGCCACGCAGTGTATCACTGACACCTGCCAGCTCGTCGCGTCCTGTGTAGCGGTACAGGCGCTCCAGTAGCCTCTGTTCCGGCAGTTCGACCTCTGTGATAAATATGCTGCGTTGCGCAGTGCGTCTGCCAAGGCTGTCATATGTCCGTGACAGCTCACGTGCGCCCTGCGTGCGGCGGATTTCACGGTGCAGGGAGTCACGGGTAAATTCGGTGATGAGCTGTGATCCGAAGCGGATTGCGCTTACATGGCCGGAGCCGTAATGAAGCCAGGATATCTCTTGCCCTCCAGGCAGGGCAAGATTTGTTAGATTACCAAGGGCATCCCATGAATAGCTAATATCACCGTTTTTTCCGCGTTCATCAATCTGATTGCCTGCCGCATCACGAGTAAAGACGACTTCATCGCGTTCAATTCCCAACGCGATACCTTCGGCAGTCGGCGTGCGCCTGATTCGGATAACTTGGCCATTAAGATTATTTATGTAGCTGTACTCAGCATGGGGAGTAATGCGTCTTGTTAGAACGCCGCTGTCATCATATGCAAAAAATTGTGAGCGCCGGGCAATACTTCCACCAGCTGCAGGTCTGCCATTCTCCTGCAGTTCCGTAAGAAACCCACGGCTGTCCCACTTAATGTGTCGTGAAGTGTCGTCAGGACGCGTTTCGCTAAGCGGGTGCCCGGTTTCATCATACGAGAAGCGGTAAGCCCCTCCATTACCATTATCCAGATGTAGCAAATTGCCGCGCGGATCGTAATGCCAGCGGTGAGTACGCCCGATACGGTCGGTTAGGCTCACTGGCAGCCCAAGCTGGTTGTAGCTCCAGCGTATCTCGCTTTCAAGCGCATCGCGCCATGCAGCGAGCTGCCCGCGTTCATTCCAGTGTAATGTCTCGCGACTGCCGTCCGGACGAATAATTGTACTGATCTGCCCGAAGTCGTCCCATTCGCGCCGGGTGAGGTTCCCTTCAGCATCCTCACTGCTGATCAGTTGCCCAAACCTGTCATAGCTGAAACGGGTGACGCTTCCGGAGCAGTCGGTGCGCTGCGTAAGCAGTCCCTGCCGGTTCCATTGTAGTAGGACAATTCCACCGTTTGCATCAGTGATACTCCCTGGCAGCGATTCTTCATCGTCCGGGTAGTGGTAAGTGGTTACACTGCCTGAGGCGTCGGTTTCCGAAAGCAGTCGCCCCTGCAGATCATACCGGCCGTGCTCAGCTGTTCCATCAGGGTAAATCGTGCGAATGATGCGGTCTGTCAGCCGGTACCAGTAATATTCAATCCGTCGCCCTGCAGGGTCAGTCTCCTGCGTCATGCGACCATATTTGTCCCATAGAGTGCTCCGGATTGCGCCTCCGGGCAGGACTGCATCGCACAGTTCACCGCCGCGGTAGATGAAGGCAGTTTCCCGGCCATCGAAATCGGTGAAGGCAGCCACGTTATCATCGTCATCAACTAGCCAGTGCGCCTGGGCACCGTCATCACGAATGGCCCGGCGGGTGCCGTTTTCAAAATCGTATTCCAGCGTTAATTGCTCTCCACCGCTGTGACGGAACGCGACCACGCGCGGCAGACCCGCGATCTCCTGCCACCGGTATTCACTAAGTAACCCGTTTTCATCCTCGTGAGCGCTCATCAGGCCATCCTGCCAGCGGAACCGCCTGCGCAAGCTACCGCCACGACCGGTCACTAAGACCAACTGGCGCAGTTCATCATATGTATAACTGACCAGACAGATCTCATCCTCCAGCCAGGCACCAGCTAGCCTGTCGCCATCGTAGCGGCAGACCACACGCTGTCCGGCACTGTCCGTCAACGCATGGAGGGTCTGGTTGTCATTCCATTCCAGTAGGGTATCGTTGCCACAGGGCTCTGAGATGCGCTGTAAGAGGGAGGGTATATCTTCATGCAGCGGGGCATAGTGCAGACGCTCACCACTGATATCATATACAGACCAGGTATCGTCCAGATGGTGTTCCAGCCAGCGTTTTTCAGCTTCGCAGTACGTTCGGTACCCCTTAGGCACCAGTGGGTAGGAGACATAGTCACCAGTTGGCGCCCGCCACACCAGACCATCCTGAACACGTTCAAGACGACTTTCCCAGAACAGGCTCCAACCTCTGCCCAGCACGCTTTCGGCAAGATTACCGCTGCGCCAGTATCGCTGCCACCTGACGGGTAAACGTGACGGCAGCACAAAGTCCAGCTCATCGTCGCCGTTGAGAAACTTCTGCCCGCTTACAATATCCACCGGTCGGGCAATAATCCCTGCGGCCGCCACGCCAAACATCACCTGTCCGGCGCGGCAGGCGATACGGGCAATTTTGGATATACCCGGGAGTTTGCTAAACAGTTTCACGACGGCCCCGGCTTTACCAGCAAGACCGGCCCCACCGCCCGCGAGTCCGGCAATCAACATGGTAAGGTCAGAGACCTTGTAGAGCCACTCCGGCACTTCCGGCTTTATCGGCAACGTTTGCTTAGGCTCACCTCCGATACGGACATTAGTCGAGCCGATCATCACTTTCGCATCACAGGTTGTCCTGTCCCCAGTGCGTGCGGCAGGCAGGCCATTGATATAAACGCGGGACGAGCCTTCTGCCATCTGCTGAGAACCGTCGTCGTCACAGTCGACTGCGCTGTCAGTGGCGATGGCTGCTGGTTTACCGTTGATATAAACATCTACTGAACCACTGGCGATGGTACCCTTTTTCGTCAGGGTCGCAGCCCCGTCATCCACGGCTTTGTCCCTGGCCGCCGTTGCCAGCTCTCCTGTGTAATACCCCACGGCGAAACTGGCTGCTATCAACAGTAAACCAACACCAAAGCATGATGCACCCAAACCTACCAGGAAGAGGGCACCAGCGGCGATACCGCCTGCCGCAGCAATCAATCCGCCAACAATCGTGCCAGCAATCATCCCTGCGAGTGCACCGGAATGGCCGATATCATCACCGACGCGCGCGGCTTCAAACATAACAAAATTCCCTATCGTTAAGCGTGGGGACAAAAGCTTCTGAGCAGGTCCTCAAACAGGCTGCTGTCCCTTTCGGTAAGCTTTTCTGTTGACGACATGGTGAAAACAAGAATATGCGCACCCTGAGTATTGAAAACGGCCTGCTGCTGCCAGATGCGCTTACCCTCGCGAAGAAAAGTGGCGTGCACACTTTCACCCTGTAAAAAATTATCGCCCAGCATCTCGGCACTGCGCTCACTCTGCTTCCAGCCTTTCAGGTGCTTTTGCATCAGAGCCAGCTGGCGATCGGTGTATGCCGTAAGGTTCTCGCCCTGGTGGAGCGTATCGCGGGCAATATTGAAGGAGGGCACCTGAGTGTCCCGGGAAGTAAAGACGTTGACCGTACGGTCCAGATAGCCTTCAGGAAGCCTGACCTGACCCTCACTGAAGTGTGCAATTTCATGTTGATCTGACATTGAGCGGATCCCACCACAAGTTTCAGAAGTCTAATTTTTGTATGCCATTACGCTGAACACTCTCCACCCTAGCATAGTAATTTAAAATTAGAATGAGCGGGCGCATTCCATACATTTTAAGCCGTCTTAATGTCCCGTTGGATCTTCCGCTTGCAGGACGTGCCAAAGGTGTTATAGCAGGTAAAATCGCTGCTGAAATGAGGGCAATCAGGTCAGGGGTTTTACCTTCATTTTACCTTAGACAATTTTCAGGCATAAAAAAACCAGTCGTAACTGGTTGTTTTAATTTGGGAATTTTTGTCGGCACGAGAGTGTTTGAACCTCCGACCCCTGACACCCCATGAAAGAGGCTTATATCTTAAGGGCCGCTTAGTGCCAGGAGCGGACATTGCTTGCGTCATCGCATATTAGTTTACGGGGAGCGGATCAGATGATATGTTTTGCATTTAGGAAGAATCTTAATAGGGGTCCGTAATGAACGATAGTAAGGAAGCAAAAATTGCAGCTTTAGGCAATATACAGTCGATAATCAACAGGCTTGCAGATACATCCTCAAAGCTAAAGAGTGCATACATAGCCATAGCATCAACTCTTTTAACTGTTGTTGTTACTTTTTTCTTGTCTAAACCCGATACAGAAGTACCTCAATCATACAAGCTATATACTATTGTTATATTTCTTCTCCTCCTTGTTTCATTTTTGCTGATTGATTCTTACTACCTGCATTATGAAAGAGTAATGCGCAAGGTGTATGATTATAAAGCTAGAGATGAAAGAAAATGCAATTGTGAAAGCATAAATTACTTTGATATAACCACTTCATACCACGACATAAAAAAAGATGGACTGGTAAGTTCAGCCCCCAGTAAATCTCAGTGCATATTCTATATGATTCCATTCATCCTTGCATCTGCCATTATAATCGTTTTGACATTTAGATAATTACAAAGGAAGTAATATGCATAAAAAATACTCAATAGACCTAAGCGTCTTACAGTCAGAAATAAGCTCAGCAGGAATCCCTGTATCGAATGAAAATCTTGATTACGGATATCTAAACACTGCGTCTAGAGATAAAGTCATAAATGACATAAAAATATATGTAGAGGAAAATGAAGAAATAGATGCCACAGTAATAATGGATAAACTTTTTCCAGACCATGTGCCTCATCTTTTCATTTCTCATAAAAGTCAGGATTCAGGGACAGCGATAGCTCTGGCTAATATACTTTACAAAAAGTATAAGGTTGTATCTTTCATAGATTCCCAGGTTTGGCATCATATAGATGAAGTACAGAAAATAATAAATAATAACTTAAACAAACTAAGTGAGGATGGTGACACGATTACGTACAGTCATAGAGGGGCAAGTATTGTCGCTAGTAATATTTTTGCGATGCTAGCATCTTCCCTCTACCAAACAATGGATATGTCGGATGGATTCATTTTCATTGATAGGGATTCTGGTATTAGTAAAGAAAATGAAAGAATGTCTAAGGGGAACATGGGTGAATTAAAGACAATATCCCCTTGGGTTTATTTAGAAACTATATTTTCAAATATGTTACGGGAATCATCCCACAATAGAAATCTACCTGTAGATCTCGCAAAAGATGCTTCAATGTCAGAGTCTAGCGTTGGAACTGAGTCCTTTAAAGAACCTAAATTTATTTATACAAATGAATTAGTAAAAACAACTCATCTGAGTTCAATAAACTGTATCTTTGAGGATGATTACGAAGGAAGTAATCATCAACCTCTCAAAAACCTAGATCACTTATACTCTTTGCTAGACCGTTCCGTAATAGTCCGGTAATAAGTACTCCTGCTGATTTTCATAGTATCCCATGGCTTTGTAGATGAGAGGGATGATGGATCTTTTTTCCTTCATCCCCTCAACGTTGTCTTCCACTTTTAAACTGACTTTCTGAAGAGTCAGTGAAAGCAACGTATACTTCTAATGCTATTTTCATAAAGTTAATCCCGGTATATTTAGCAATACTTGTTGCTATATCTCCTATCTCATTTGCAACTAGTGGCGCTGCATAGGTCTCTAACCTGTCCTCTATAATTAATATGCCTGAGTGTTAGCAATACCTTTTATCCACTCCTAACATTCGTAACAACTAATGAAAGCGTCCGCTCCTCGCTGTGAGTTCAACGGTCGATGCAACGCTATCCTTGATCACGGGGGACGTTGCTGACATCAGTTTGTATTGGTTTACGGGGAGCAGGTCATGGGTATTTTATTGATGGAGTTTCACCACTAAAATTCCACGTCGAGCCCACGAATAAAGTAACAAGTGTTTGATTCCAAAAGTATCTAATGGTAAGTGTTGGTAAGATAGGAATGGGCTAAAAATGCTGGTAAATTTTTGATATTTAAACGAAAATAATCAGTAGACCATAAACAGGAATCGTATTCGGTCTTTTTTTATCTCTCTGAAATATGGCGTTTAATCCGTGGGCGTCTCAACAACTCCCGAAAACATCATATTCGCTTCAAACCATAGCATAACCCGCTATATGGCCGTCTAGCTATTTTTGCCATCAATAAATCGCAGAGTGCGGCTCCTGTTTCTCCGGCAAATGAGTGACAAGTTCATGCCTTTTTCGCAACGTTCATCTCAAAAACGTAACCGCTGAGAGGACGTTGATCGCCTGTTTTCTATACTGAAAAGAGGGGGAGATTATGTATCAACGTATCGACGGCGCACAGTGGCGACATATCTGGCTGGTTGGCGATCTGCACGGCTGCTATCAACGCTTAATGCAGGCGCTGCGGGAGCGTCACTTCAACCCTTATGAGGATCTGCTGATCTGCGTCGGCGACCTGATTGATCGCGGCCCGCAGAGTTTGCAGTGCCTGGCGCTGCTTAATCAGCGCTGGTTTATCACCGTGCGCGGCAACCATGAGCAGATGGCCATCGATGCTCTGCGGGAAAATAACCGCGCGCTATGGTAGATGAACGGCGGTGGCTGGTTTGCAGATCTCAGTGCTGAGGAGCAAGGGCAGGCGCGTGATGCCCTGCGCAAGTGCGCGGAGTTGCCCTATATTCTTGAGCTTCAGACCTCCGACGGGCTGAATGTCATCGCGCATGCTGATTACCCGGCAAAGGAATATAGCTGGCAAAAAGAGGTGGATTGCGAGTCGGTGCTGTGGCGCCGGGAGCGCCTCAATCAGCTGCTGTGCGGGAAAGGAGAGCCGATTGCCGGTGCGGACGACTTCTGGTTCGGGCATACGCCGCTAAAAACGCGCTTCGATGCCCATAACCAGCACTACATCGACACCGGCGCGGTCTTCGGCGGTGAGTTAACGCTGGTGCAACTGCAGTAGTTAAAAGTCGCTATAGTCGCGCGCCGGATGCCAGAAACCATCGATAAAATCTTCTACGGGAAAACAACCGCCGTGACGCATACGCTGATCGTCCATCGCAGCCAGGCACTGTTGCTCACTATTAAAGACATCGACCACGATGTCGTCACATCCACCGTCCAGGTAGCAAACAAATAAGACCAGCGCGAACAT